TATAGTTTTAGGTGGTAAATTGTAATAGACGCTTGGGTTTCCACCAGGTATGATGTGCCTACCAATTTCCTCAATAATCTTGTAGACCTTGTTAGTGTCGATATTAGGGCCAGCTTGTATGCTCCTGTGCTTAAACCATGTCCAAACAGTAGAGACACTATTTAAGAGGAGTATTCTTTCTCCACCATCATCATCAGTATTAATCCAATTTATCCTGCGTATAATCTTCCTAAAATCGGCTTTCCTCACCCTATCATCGGTAGTGAGCCAAGCAGTAAACATAGCAAGAACACGTAAGCCAAGGTCAACAGACCAGGAACCTCTGACCACCTCAGCTATTGCGACTAAGAAATAGTCTGAATCCTCTATTTCACTACTGCTGCCCAGCATCCTCTGGTAAGTCTGCCTTACTAGTAAACTTCCTACATCAGGTACAGCACTTAGAGTCTGAGGCCTAATACTCAATTCTCTGCTGATAGCTTCGATCTTTTCGGCAACTATAGATATACTATAAATGGGAACAGCTCTAGCTTCATCATCAAGGTACTCTGGTGTTGAGAGACAATGAGTGTTTATCGTCCTGGTATCCTTAGGCAGTACACAGAAGAGGAGAGAAAGTAACCCATCATTAGCTAGGATAGCCATACCTCCAGAAATTCTATTTACAAATACATAATTATTAATTGCCGAATCATTATCTGGATAGCTAGTGATACTTAGAGTGTAATCAGCAGTAGTCTTCTCCTCAGTAAATGGACTTTCATTAGTGTCCCTTATAGAAAGTTCACAATCTCCAAAGATGCCGAACTTCTTGAGCTCATAATTGATGTAATGGACAGAGTTATAACCTGGAGCCTTCCATCTAACATAATGGGCATTGATAAGATTAATTATGAGGCGCTTTGAATCTTCGTGTCTAAAATACATATCGAAGTCTTCTTCATAGCCTACAAAAACATCACTCGTAGAGTTGATTGCTAGCATACAGGCTTCTTCAACAGGCGTTATAAGGGTGGATTTACTAATGGCCTCACTTTCTCTGCGGTGTCTAATGACAATATTGCTAACTGTATTACCGACTATGCTGGTATATGTCTCAAGAATATAATTAATGAAGCTACTCATAAAACGCCTATTATTCATTATTATATGGAAGCTAACTAAATTACTTCTGTAAGTATCTCTCAGCCTTCCTATGATATAATTCATACGAGCAATGCAGCTGGTGAGAATACCTTCATCATTTAAGCACTTCCTCATATCTTCGCCAGTTGTCCTAATAGTTACCCCACGAATAACTGCATTTTGGTCGATAATAGCATTAGAAATGACTTGAGGTACCCTGTAGGAGGCTAGAACATCTGTAGTCACACTAGTTACACCATCAGCAATTAACTCAGCAGCAAACAACTCAAACTTAATCAGCTGGATTGCAAACATGTGCTTATTGAATGGAGTATT